AGTCGGGACATGTCATGGAATTTGACGACACCAAAGGTGCGGAAAGAATACATATTGCACACCGAATGGGTACATTTTTTGAAATTCATCCCGACGGATCAAAAGTAACAAAAATCATAGGTAAAAATTATCAAATTATTACAGGAGATGATTTTATTAATGTGCAGGGGGCCTGCAATATTACCGTTGGTGGTAATGTAACACTGATGGCTTCTGGTAAGGTTGTCGCAAAAGCTTCTGAATTTAATTTAACCGGACCAGTAAATATCATCGGAAACGTTACAGTAGATGGTGGAATAACTACGACAGGAGATGTTAATGCTGACGGAATTAGTTTACAGGGACATATACACTCCGGAGTTAAATCTGGAGGAGAAGTCACCGGTGCACCGCAATAAATAGAATATGGCAACACTTAAAAAACTTTACTCAGATTTGGATTTAACCTTTAACCGTGTACCGGGCAAGGGTGATGTGGCATTGAGCTATGATGAGCAATCGGTGATTCGCTCCGTTAGAAATTTATTACTCACGAATTTTTTTGAGAGGCCGTTTCAATCTAACATAGGTTCAAATTTGAATAAGTTGTTATTTGAACCTGTAAATAGTTTAACTGCGGGGCTTTTAGAGAATGACATTAAAAACGTCATTGCAAATTATGAACCCAGAGTTACAATTGATAGTATTATTGTCTCGCCTAATGAAGATCAAAATGCATATAATGTGATGTTGCAGTTTTACATAGGGAACAACACAGAACCAACGGCAGTAAATTTACTTCTTGAAAGGTCGAGATAATGGCGTCAAATACAAACGTACAAATTACAGAATTGGATTTTAATAATATTAAAACTAATTTTATTAATTATCTAAAAACACAAGACACACTAAAAGATTATAATTTTGCTGGTTCTGCAATGTCCGTTCTCTTGGATGTTTTGGCCTATAATACTCAATACAATGCATACTATTTAAATATGGTTGCAAATGAGATGTTCTTGGACTCTTCATTACAGAGGTCTTCTGTAGTGTCACATGCAAAGTTGTTAAATTATACTCCCAAGTCCGCAATAGCCCCAACGGCATTTATTGATTTCGTTGCAAATGGTGTTGTTCCCGGTACAGCATTTACTTTGCCTAAGTTTAGTAATTTTATGTCCGAACCTATAGACGGAGTTAACTATAATTTTGTTACTGCAGATTCGATTACCGTAAATGCAACGGCCAACACAGTAACGCTTACTAATGTTGAACTTAAACAGGGAATTCCATCAACATATACTTTTGTTGTTGATATCGTTTCCAATCCAAAATATACATTTACTATTCCTGATATTGCGGTAGATACTACTACGATAAGTGTGTATGTCCAACAATCACAAACAAATTCAAATTATGAAGTGTATCAAAAAGCTTCAGATTATTTAACTCTAGACCCCACAACTCAGTTATATTTTTTGCAAGAGTCTATGACCGGCAATTATGAAATATCTTTTGGTGATGGAATTATGGGTAAAAAACTTGCCGACGGAAATATAGTAATTGTTTCTTACATTGTGACAGATGGAACAGATTCGGTTGGTGCAAATAATTTTGTATTAATGGATAGTTTAAATACATTGACAAGTTATTCGGTGATACCGAACACGCCGGCATCTGCAGGCAGTCAAAAAGAATCTATATCTTCAATAAAATTTCAAGCGCCAAAGGCATTCTCCGCACAAAATAGAGCTGTAACTAAAGAAGATTATATAACACTTATACAACAAAACAATTTAGGAATTTCATTTGATGCGGTTAATGTTTGGGGTGGCGAAGAAAATGATCCTGTTGTTTATGGCCAAATATTTTTATGTTTGAAGCCTTCTGGTTCATATACACTAACAGCAACTCAAAAACAGAGAATAATATCCGAAATAATTAAACCTGTCAGTGTGATTACTATACAGCCAATAATTGTTGATCCTGATTATGTTTTTATTGGAATTAATGCAAATGTTTTTTATGATTCATATAAAACAAACATGACATCCTCTCAGATTGCAATTGGTGTTAAATCCGCTATAATTGAATTTGCGAATAAGACATTAAATACATTTAATTCAACCTTTAGTTCATATGATTTATTGTCAGCAATTCAAAATTATAATTCATCAATAGTTTCTAGTGACTTTTCAATTAGACTGCAAAAGAAATTTTATCCATTGTTGTCGGGTACGAATACCTATAAATTATATTTCAATACAGAATTAGAAAAAGGAATTTTAAATTCGGGCGTTACTAGTTTTCCCGCAATGAGTTTTAGAGATCCTAAAAATTTAGAAAACATTATTGATGGAGTTTTTCTCGAAGAGTCTCCATCACTCACAAACGGAATTGATACCATAAGTATATTGAATCCTGGTTATGGCTACCAAGAAGCACCAACAATAAATATAGTGGGTGATGGTACGGGAGCAACTGCTCGCGCAATTGTTGTTTCTGGAACAATTAGGAGTATTGTTATCGATAACCCCGGTTCCGGATATACTGCCGCACTTGTTGTTGTAACTCCACAACCAAACGACACCACAGGCCAATCTGCAGCATTAACGGCATCATTACAAGGTAGATATGGCACGATACGTGCCTATTATAATAATACCAAAAATGCAAAAGAGATATTAAATTCAAATGCTGGCACAATTGATTACTCTTTAGGTATCATAACATTAACAAATTTATATCCTTATACAATAGATAATGAATTCGGACAACTAACAATATCCGCAAAACCTGCCACAAATATTATTTCATCGGCTAGAAATAAAATAATTACAGTGGATGAATATGATACAAATGCTATTTCGGTAACAGTTAAGACGAAGACGGCACGATGACTTATCAAAAAACATCATTATTAATACCATATCAACTTCCTGAATTTATTCGGGATAATCCTGATTATGAAAAATTTGTTTTGTTCCTTCAGGCTTATTATGAGTGGATGGAACAAAATAATAATGTAATTGATAGCTCTAAAAATATATTAAATTACGTTGATATTGATAGGACCAGTGAACAATTTTTAAATTATTTTTATAATGATTTTCTTCAATATTTTCCGCTCGACATGCTTGCAGACAAAACAAGAATTATAAAGGTAGCAAAAGAGCTTTATAAATCTAAGGGCACTCCGGCCGCATATAAGTTTCTTTTTAGAATTTTGTATAATTCCGATGTTACTATTTTTAACACAGGTGATGGGGTACTCAGAGCATCTTCTGGTAAATGGTACGTTGCTAAAAGTTTAAAAATAAAAACTACAGACACCAATTTTTTAAACATAAGCAACCATAGAATTTTTGGCGAGTCTAGTAAATGCATCGCAACAATAGAAAATTCAGCATTGACAGGAAATAAAATACAAATATTTATTTCCGATATATCAAGGACATTTTTTCCGGGCGAATACGTTAGAATTGTTGATGGAAATAATCAGTCTTTATATTTTTTAAATAATGAAATAGTTGATAAAAATACCGTAGGTGCGGAAATACTTAGATCGAAAATTGTCAGCCAAATCAGTCAAATTAATATAAATCCAAATTATAGAGGACAAAAGTATCTTGTTGGTGATCCTGTTGTGGTTTATAATGGCCTGGATGTGGATGGAAGCATCGAAGCCTCTGCATATGTGGCAGAAGCAACAACCGGTGCAATTAAATTTTTTAGAATTGAGGAAGAAGGGTACGGATATGTCGCTGGCTCCTTACTGAAAACCAGCAATAGTTTCAACTCAACAGTTAGTTCTGATGTATCAATATCTGGTGCCTTGGGTGCGTTTGCGACTGTTTCTGCAACCAATACTGCATCTATTTCTTCCAATGCGACCTATGTGTCAATTGATACTATATCACAATTAAAAAATGTGCAAATAAGCAATTCGACATATAGTTTACAATCTTATACAACGAATGCAAATACTTCTTTGGTAAACTCTTTAAATTTTATTTCTTTTGAAACTAGACCAATAAAAACAGTATTTGTTAATAATGGAGGTGCTGGGATAATAAATCCGCCGAGCGCAATCGTATCTACGAAATATACCACAAACAAAGGAAATAATGAATCATTATTATCAACTTTAGGTATATTAGCGCCAATACAAATATTGGAAGGTGGTCAAGGTTATCAAGTAAATGATAGTATTATTATAACGGGTGGCCACGGCCAAGGAGCATATGCAAATGTTACTTCTGTGGGAGAATCAAACAATATTACGGGAGTTTCCTATGTATTTGGAGACTCCAAGAACGTATATCCTTTGGGTGGAATGGGCTATACATTAGACTTACTACCTGATGTTACTGTAAATTCTTCAAACGTACTTGCCTCAAACGCATCATTGGTTATTACTGGAATACTTGGTGCTGGTGCACTCCTAAACCCTCAAACAGATAGAGTTGGATCTATTACCAAAATTACTGTTGAAAATTATGGAGAAGACTATGTAACTACTCCTAATGTTTCCGTAAGAGTGCAGGATATTTTAGTTGCTAATGTTAATATTACTAATCTGCCTAAAAAGGGCGACGTAATTTATCAATACTCTAATACCAATTCTAATGCCGTGACATCCTTTGCTGCAACGGTTGATTCTATTCAACTTTTATCTCCTGTAGACTCCGACACACTATCAATATATAAACTTAGAGTTTTTGATTATTCGTCAAAAGCTAATAAAAATTTGGGCCATTTGATTATAGAAGATAAAGATATTTATTTGGACATGTCCACTAGTTTTCCCACAAACTACACAAGCAATGAAATTCAAAATATAATTAACGATTTGAGATATGATCCCGTAAATGGAGTTTTAATATATGGAGACGGTACTGCAAAAGCAACCGCACAATATTTAAATGGAATCGCTTCTTCGCAAGGACAATATTTGGATAGTACTGGACAACCAAGTTCATTTGATGTTTTACAAAGTTTCGAATATAACAATTTTACTTATGAACTTACAGTAGAAAAAGAAATTGAAAAATATAGAAAAGTATTACTTGATCTACTACACCCGGCCGGATTAAAGGTTTTTGGTAGATATGCAATTAATTCCAGAAATTTTTCAAAACTTAGTTCTTTTAGCGCAATACGTAAAAATGCAGACTTAGCTGATCTTGAGGTAAACCATTTATATACCGGCTCAATTACAGGAGACTTTTCACTTAGAAGTAGTAATACTATAACTTTTTCTTCGACTCCTGGCGTAACCCTTGCGAACTTAATATTTTCCAATAGTTGCATTTCTATTATTGATGCAAATACAGGACAGACCCTTGCATACTCTGATGTAACTTCCATTAGTCCTGATGAATATACTAATTTGTTGAGTTATTCGCAGAATTTTGATAGGACTTGGGCTAAAGCAAACTTGACAATTGTGCAGAGCGCGACAACTGCACCTGATGGTTCCTTAGGAGCCTATACAATTCTATCTAATCAGACTGATGGTTTTCTCGGTCAGACCACGACATCTTTGGTTTCTCCGTCAACAACATATACATTTTCAGTTTGGATGAAAGCGGATACGACAACACCACTCAATATATCCCTAATTGATCAGAATGGTAATAATACTACAGCATGTTCTGTTTCTAATACCTGGCAACGCTATTCTGTAACGAGAACAACGCCAGTAACTGTAACTTTACACAGTGTACAAATTGGAGGCGGGAATACATTATCCACAGGAGAGAAAGCATACATCTGGGGTGCCCAATTGGACGTTGGCGCGACAGCAAATAATTATTTCCCTTCCGTCACAACATTGACCTACAGACCTAGTACTGGAACATATTTTGATGAGAGTGGTAGAATGCAAACCGCCACGGCGAACGTTGCTAGATACCAATACAATCCTACAAGTTTGGATTCTCCTCCTTTCCTATTGGCGGAATCGGCAGCCAATAATATCCTTAGATATAGTCAAGATATTACAATTGGTAAAGTGGGTACGGTTACTAGACCGTGGACTTCCCCTGATGAATCGAAAAATGTATCCAGCACGGTAGTTACTACTTTAGATCCGGCCGGTAATTTATCTAATGTGTATAAGGTTATAAAAAATAAGGTAGGAAGTTCAACTCTAGTAGGAATACAACAAATTTTGAATTCAACACTCGCCAACGTGAGTAATACTGTATACACATATTCGTTTTTTGCAAAGG